CGGCACAAACTTCTACGACCTTTACAACGGTGGCACTGAGTACAGCGTCACGGTTGCGGCCAGTCGATATATCGCACTGAATCCTGATGTGTTCCAGGGAGTGCAATATGTGCGGCTGGTGAGCGGATCGTCCGAGGGTGCATCAAGAACCATTTACGTCATCAGTGGAGAGCTGTAAGCGTGAGCGGAATCGGTGAGGCACTTAGAACAAAGCTACTGACCTATGCAACGGTGACCGACATCATCGGTCAACGTATGTATCCTGATGCATTGGTGCAAAAGGCATCTTTGCCGGCAGTGGTTTACTATGTGACATCAACTCAGCGAGATCATCACCTAAGCGGATTGGGCAAGTCGGCGCATGCTAGATTCACCATTGAATGCTACGCTTTGACGAGGGTTGCAGCATCAGCACTCAGTAAGGCGATCCGTGAGACTGGAATCGATGCTTTTAGAGGTGTCGTCAGCAGTTATACATTTTGCGGAGTCGATTTCGATTCTGGCGATGAGTACCTAAACGATATACCGACCGATGGCAACCAAGAGCATCGGTATCTGGTTAGTTTTGATCTCTTGGTTCACTACAAGGAGCCCTAGAAATGGCTGCATTGACTGTTGCGGACACCGGACTTGGAGCAACCATTTCCGGCACTGGTTTGGTGACTACTCAGATCACTCGGATCGGAGATTTCACGGTCAGCGTTGACCAATTGGAGATCTCGCATTTAGGAACTACTGGCTATGAAGAACTCAGGCCAAGCGATCTGCGAAAGAATCCAGAAGTTGAAGTCGAGTTCAATTGGCTTGGTGCAGCTCCACCGATCACCACAGCGATGATTCCATCAAGTGAACCATACGCTGGAATTAGCGTGACGATCACCTTCCCAGGTGCTGGATCACTCGCTGGAACTGCTTTTGTCAAGTCGGTCAAGTTTCCAAGTTGCGAAAAAGGCACGATCATGAAGGGCAGCTATACACTGCAATTCGATGGTGCAACCGATATCACCTTCACGCCTGCTTAATTACATTGATTGGAGGGTTTAGCAATGTTTAGATTACAGCAGCAGACTGGCATTAAGTTCACTGGTGAAACTGTTGAATTGAAGCAGTGGCAGATTTATTACGGGGACACTCTCGTAGGTTATCTGCCACAAACTCAATCGGCTCAGATCCAGGCTCTGTTTGAGTTTCCACATGATGAATTGACTGATGACGTTTTGGCTGAGTTTGCAATGCTTCAGGCTGAAAAGCTTGAGGTCGATGATTGCAATGTCGTTCGGCCAGAAGAGTTTTCTCGTCAATTCGTCGAGGAGGCTTTAGCAATCAGAGCTCAGGAGGAAGATGACGATGAGTGATGCCAAGAACAGGTTCTTTGCGGTTGCTAAGCGACCGCTTAGAACCGAATCGATCACGATCAACGGGGAGTCTTTTATTATTCGTGAGTTGTCGGAATCTGATGCTGCCGATCTTGAGGTCAAAATGCAATCGAAAGATGGCAAGTTCGATTTCACTCGGCATCGTCGATTGATGGTTTCAGCTTGCTTGGTCGATGAGGCCGGCAAGCGAATTATCGAAGATCCTGATGAGCTGAAGGATTGCCCGAAGGTTGTGATCGGCCAGATTTATGATCGTTGCTTGAATCTATCGAACTACTCCGCTTTGGAGGTCGAAGATCTGGCAAAAAAATCCAGCGAAGTCAGCGGTTAAAGATTGCTTTCCGTCTGGCTTTTCAATGGGGCATTTTAGACGTTCAGGGATGGCTCAAATCGCTGCCCGAGGGCGCACTAGATCAATGGATCGCTTTTGACAAGGTGGAACCAATGGGCGAGCAATGGCAGCAAACAGCAAGCATCTTGCAAGCGGTTAATCTGCCTCTATTTGCTCGTTCTGGTCAAATCTTGCCAGAGGTCGATGACTTCATGCCATCGCGTTACAAGCGACCTAAGAAGCGTCTAGCGAGTCAACTGTTTCAATCTGCCGATGCTGTGAAGCGTCAAGCAGAGCGAGCTAAATCAATGTTTTGGAAAGGCAGCAAATAGATGGCTCAAACGATCAATGTTGCCAACATCAAAATTGGGCTCGATGTTGACGAGCTGCGCAAAAACGGGCAGTTTACTAGGGCTGAGTTAAATAGCATCAGCAAGCTTGCTAGGGAGTCAATCGATCCGTTTGATAAGTACGCTGACGAGATGGATAAGTTGGCTCGAGCATATCGAGCCGGCGGGGTGAGTGCTGAAGCGTTTGTTAGGATGCAAGAGCGACTTAGCCAAAAGCTCGGCGTTAAGATCCCAACGGCTAATCTTGAGGCATACTCAAC